GGAAATGATTCTAGTTACTATGCGTCTTACTAGCTCACCCTTTTCGTCATAAGTTCCAATCTTATCCCAAAACTCGTAAGGATCCTTGAATGAATGAGAAGGTTTCCATTCAAACTGAACAGTAACAGAGTTAGAGTGAATGGAGGGAGGATCCATATTGATACCACGAGCAATACGGGGATTAGCCTTAGCATCAATACGAAGAATACCATTCATACCACCAGGAATCTTCTTACCACCATCAACATAGGCATCCTGCCAAGCTACATCCAGAACAGAACCGATAGCATTGCCAATATCGGTACTATGGTCGCAGTTAACAGTCTGACCAATCATGAGGGGCATAGAAGCCTTGATCACTTCTTCTGAGAACTCAGTGGGCATGTAGTTCTTAGAAACAACACAAGCCGAAAGAAGACGGAAGACCGGTTCAATGAATTCATCCCTGGCCGGGTCGAAATCTGCAGGAGTAGCCTCCGGATAGTAAGTATTATAATCAATATTACTACCGAAAAGTCCAAACTTCTCCAAGGATTCCGGAGTCTTCTTAGCTGCCTCAAAATACTTTTCTGAGAAAGCATCAAGCTTAACTCCTGTAGGTACGTTGTTGACCATAATACTATGATCAGCCCCAAGTACCATAGAAGAAATAAAAGGATTATCTGGCATAATATAAAGAATTATCTAGGTCTACTGTCTTGATCCTTACGTTTAGGAGTTGGGTTGTTTTTATCCCTAGTCTTCCTATCTGATTTATCTTTGTCAGCTTCTCTCTTCCTATCTGGAGTAGAGACAGCATCTTCGGCATCAAGAGGGATACGGGGTTCCTTCTGATCGGGCTTAGAATAGCCAAGTTCCCAAGCAGCTTGCTCTTGACTGATAAGACCCTGATTGTACTTAGCGATAACATTCTTGATTTTGTACTCAAGAGCCTGTTGGACCTTGATCTCATCGGAGATGGTAGAAGTACCAAAAACAACCTCAACCCCCTTACTATTAAATCCAGCCAATCGAAGTTCTAGAGAGTACAAGAACTCAAGAACGAATTTAACCAGCATCTGAATGTTCTGAAGCTGGGAGATAAGTTTAGACAAACTAATACCAGCACCTCCCTCGGTTTTGTTCTCCTGAACCCCGATAATAGCACTGGTAACACCAAGGCCATTAGCAACGGACTGTTCGTTCATTCGCCAAGGCACATCCATATTTTGCATGGAGGCAGAGGTAGAATTCAGTTTAAACTCATGATCATCTATAAAGCCGGTTACAATACCATCCTTCATACCGTCTTTAAGATTCGTCTTTAGCTGTCTAAGCAAATTATTCAGCCTAGCCTTGTATGCTGCGTCTGATTCATTAGCCTTACGGGTAGGCTTCTCTAGTTTAGCTTCAAGAAAACCCACCATACCCATGATCTCCATGATTTCCTTGAAGTTAGTTCTCATATCATGCTGAGTCTTAAGAGAATCAAGGGCAGACATGAAAGGAGGAACACCATAGGGTTCATCGGTATCATTGTAAGTAGCAGCATATACATAAGTAGCTGGGTTCAGCTTAATATAAGTGGGTTTATCATTATTAGCCCTCCTACGATTAATCTGATATGGCTGATATACACCGTCCTTTTCGCGATTAAAGCGAATATCCTCTGGATTGATGAACAGAATGGTGGATAGCCCGGTAAGATCATTGTTTGGTACACCCTCAACTGAAATAGCACCACCGATCATACATTGGACGATCATTTTGTTGACCAAACCATCCATACCAGCAGTATACCGACTCCAGGTTTTACTGGCCTCCTTTATATGATCCCTCATCTTTGCAGCTTCCTCTACTGAATTGTTCGGGAAGTTGATCTGATGGGAGGAGTTAGCCAGCTTAAACATGTCCTGCAGAGCAATGCTCATATCAGGATTGATCTTGTAGAGATCTCTGATTAGAGGGATCAGGTCTTCCCTAAAAGATGGAGTTACTAAATCAGTAAGACCCTGTAACTTCGTCAGAAGAGTCGTACCAGAGTCATTTGGTACAGAAACTCTACCTGGTGAAATTACCGGGTCCGATTTTTCTGGTCCTTTCGTAGCCTTGTAAGCTTCAGGCTTAGGCCGACTGAACCAGGTTCTTGGATTCCATATTGCCATAATAATTTAAATTATTGCGGGAGTACTACCAGAGACCTACCAGCAGTCTTTCTGATATGATTGGTGATGGCTTTACCAAAAATAGCATCATCTGAGTAAGCTTGTCCATCTTCAAGATCAACTGTATCCTGACTTCTGGAGTGCTTACCAAGAGCTATTGGTCTACCCTGAGTATCGTAAATGAAAGTGTAAGCTTCTTGAACGAAGAACGGGTCCTTTACAACTATGTTATCCTCTCGAATATCCTTTTCAAGACCCTCGATGATAACAGCTCTGTTCTTATTGGTAGTTAACCACCCAGGAACTAATTCCTCTTCAGGCTTACTTTTATGCTTCTTTCTGAGCAACTTAGTTGAGTAGTATAGATTAGGATAGCCCTCATTCTGTAGGGTTATCACCGCAGCCATACCAATATCGTTAGCTTCTGGGGCTAATGTAGCATAGTTGAACTTCTCTCCAACATCCCCAAGAAGCTTAGCATATTTATCGAGAGGGATCTTGCCCTTAAAGCAAGCCACTTCTTCTCCATCCTCACTCATAACAGTGAAAGCTGAGAAGTCATAACTTCTACCCGTAGCACAGTCAGCCCCGATATAATACTGCTTATTGGGATCTGGTTCATTGAATTCCCTATAAGCTCCATTGAGTCTGGATTTGAGAGTAGGATAATCGTAAAGTGACTCCTCTATAGCCCTAATATCGGCCATGTCAAAGACATTGTTACCGGAGGATAGGAAGTCTCCATCGATCTCCTGGGCAGTTCTCTTGGGACCCAAAGCCTTGGCCATCTCCTCGTACCAGTTCTGATCTCGATCTGGGTGCATATCCCAATGAAGACGGATAGGATTGATACCATTGATGCCCTGTAAAGCATCAACCCAGCTCTTGTGATAGAACCCACCAGTTCCCAAAGGGGTACTGTTGATGATAGCAGAACCACCCGTAGAAAGAGTCGGCAAAGCAGCAGCCCAAATTTGGTTTGCCCAACGGACTGCTGCTGCCTCGTCTATAACTAACAAAGAGAGAGATTCAGAACGACCAGCCTGTTCAGAAGTAGGAATAGAAGCAATGACAGAACCATTGCTGAATTGCATTTCCTGAGCAGAGCCATATTCTCCAGGTCTACCGTTAATGATCGGGGTTTGTAGATACCAAGGCAAGTTCTTATACATGAACTTGATTCTTCGGAGAACCTTCTTAGCCACAGTATCCTTGATGGATATAATGTTTATGGTTTTGTGGCTATGAAACATAGCTACCCATAGACAATACAGAGCTATCAATTCTGTAATACCCATCTGTCGGCATTTGAGGATAATGTTAAACCTCTCTTTCATGAATTGATATAATACCGACTTCTGATATGGGTATAGATCAAACGGAACTCTACCGAGGACCGGGTTAACGACCCAAACGAAGGTACTGAAGAAGAATGGATCTCTAGCACACTTGGCCAAATTCTTTACTTCTTCGGGTCCTAAGTTCTTAACTTGATTAACCTTTGCCATAAATTTATATTTCGAGCCTTATACGTAGATAAGGATCAAGTCCCACTGATTTTGAAAATGTAGGGTAGTAATGAGCATTTAATCCCACTTCATATATAAAAATACTGGTCTTGTGATTAAGGCCCACGTTCACATCCCATAGATTAGACATGGGTCTAAACATCAGATCAGCTGAAAGTCCGAATTTTTGGAAAAATCCTTTTGGTTGAGAGGTAAGGTTACTAGGTGTGTAGATATAATTATATCTATCTGGTCTGAAATCATATACCTCAGTAAAGAGTTGACCTTGTCTATTAAACTGAGTAAGACTTAGTTGATTTGATTTTACTGTAAATTGAACCAGTTTATTAGCATTAGGATACTGAGCCAGGAACTGGGTAGAGTAATTAAGTACTTGATTATTGCCTAATACTACCTGAATAATGTTTTGGTCATGTATTACCTCTTTTACCTCAACTGAATCAAGATGGTAAAGGTATAATATTTTAGGTACCTCAATTGTCTTGTAAGGAGTAGCAGGCTTGAATTTCTTTACCCAAATAGTATCAGTAACAGTTTGATGCTCTGGTTTACGTAGAGCATGATCAATTCTAATACTGATAACTGCAGTCAGTATGATGATGGCAATGAATACCAAGTATTTAATAAATTTCTTCATGATGTACCTTTATAGTTGGTTATTAAATTTTAATGGTGAGGTAAGCCCTCGTACGCATACGCATGCGCATATAAGAAAATAACACTAGCAAAGGGGGATATATAATATAATATATTAAGATATTATATATATACCCCTTTGTATAGGGTAAGTAATATAAAGAATAATACATACTAGCGTATGATCTGATGAGATTTATTATTTTAATTCTTGGCGTTAAAATAGGCCGTATTTTTGATACAGATCTTTATCCACTGTCCTATTTCTGCTACAGCTCCTTTTGAGAGAGCATTCCTTGCTTTATTCAACCAGTATGTCTTATCAGATGAGTTGAAGTAGATTTTATATTTATCAGGAAAGCCCATGATAAGTTTGTATTCTTCAAGACCCATAGGCCATCCCTCTGGATTAAATTGCCTATTTGAGGGTCTTAGGGTCAAAGGGTAAGCATTTGCCCTATTCCTATATACCCCAGGTAAGGTTTTCATCTTGGTACCTTTCATAGGCCATTTAAATTCTTTCTTAAATTTGCCATTCCATATGGTATGTACCTCATCCACTGTTAATGTACGTTTAGATTTGTCGTAATATCGGTACATAGCTAGCTTTTTATCACCATCTTCTCTGAAATTTTGGTCAGAATTTAGCTTTTTATAGAGCTTTTTGACAATCAAAGGACCCTCCTCATTGACTTTGAAGACTTGTTTGAAACTTTTATCTACCTCTTTGGGCAGATTTTTATCAATTCCAATCAAAAGAAGCCGTTTTCTTGAAGTTTGAGAGTTACCAAACACCGAAACTGGATGACAGTGCACTATAAACCTATAACAATTAAGATTTTTCTCCCATTCTTCAAGGGGAATTAGGTCCAAAAGTTTTGGTAAATTCTCCATTATGAAGACTTTCGGAGAGAATTTCTTAATTGAATTGATGAAAAGGTTAATACAAGGGTCCTCTTTGGGGTTACCAAGGGTCTTTTTCCTCGAATATGAGAAAACAGAGCTATGTCCACAGGATGGAGATCCAATAATGAAGTCAGGTTTAGTTCCTTCAGGAAGTTCATCCAGGCTTCTTACAAAGGGTATATCCCCAAAATTGGCCTTCCATTGGGGCTCCCCCTTGCTATGGAATACAGCCCTGGGCTCCACATTTGCTATTAATCTCTTCTTCATTGGAAAGATCATAGCTCCTTGAGCTGCACAAACTCCTAAGATTCGGATGTTTTTGTATTTCATGGTAAATATGGTTTATATTATGGGTGGTACTGGTATTGCGACGGTTCTCAGCCTCTATAACTGGCTGTGCTATAACTATTTGCATATATAAAAATATTGCATTATATTTGCATAAATAAATTATTTAACAATATGAAACAACTAAAAGTAGGAGATCCGGTCTTAGTTACTGGATTTGCACATTTTGAAAAGGCAGAAGTAGTCAAAGTTGACAAAAACGGGGCTATCACACTAAACAATAGAATGGTGATAGACAACAACTATAAGAACTTAGTCAGATCAACTATGACCGCTGAAGCTTGGGATGAAGATAAATATGATGATCTGAGGTCAAATTACCTCATTCCCGATAGAATCTCGAGCATTCAACGCCATTGGAAATCACTCAAGAAGGAGGATCGGATTGCACTGTTTAATAAGCTCTCGAGAATAGTTGAAAAATTTAATCTTTAATGCATGTTCAACAGTTACTACCTTGATGGAGACACTACTAATGTAAGGTGCGAGGTTCACATGAATCAGCCTTCTACTGGGTTTATTCAAAAATCAAATCCAGTTAGTAGGTTTATCCGCTTTCAACGTGGATCTAAGATAGAAGAAAAACTATTCCCCACAGATCCACGGGATGTTCCCAGATTAACTTATACAACTTTTAGAAAAGAACCAGATTCTAGATATCCTTCAGATAGGTGGAGGGATAGAGATGTAGAAGAAACTCATGAAGAAGAAGTAGTAATCCTTCAAGTTTGCATATTTGGCAATGATTACATGCTAGCTGAGTATGTGTTCAAGAAAGATATAGGATTAAATATAAATCCCAATAAATTTTAATAATATGGAAAGAGAAGAAGCAATAGAAGTTGTGCGGAAGAACTGGCCGCAAGGACGAAAAATGCTCAGTGAGGCATTACAAACTTTAATTCCAGAACTTGCCGAGAGCGAGGACGAGAGGATAAGGAAAGATATTGAAAGGGTAATAGGTTGGTTGAAGGCGAATCCGAAACTTTCTTCCCAATATTATGTAGACCGCTATGATTCAATGCTCGCTTGGCTCGAAAAGCAGAAAGAATGTTCCTTCGGCAATTTCCCGAAAAGTTGCGGTGATTGTCCGAAAGAAATACAAGCTGCCATTGATAAGGAATTTGGGATTGATGGCAGGGATGATAATGACAACCCGCTTAATGGCTACGGAGATTGGAAGGAGGGAATGGTGTTAAATGGCCCTGCAATCTGGGGACTTGTAAAACTTGGAATTGAATTACAGAAAGAGCAGAAGCCGTTTGATATTCCTTCCGGTGGAAGTGGAGTGCCAGGTACAACACCGCCTTCCTACAAGTTGGATGTCAAGCCGGATGGGTGGAGCGAACATGATTTAACCATGATAGATAATGTTCTCGGTACATATAAAACTCTTGAAGATACACTGAACCTTTCTACCGGACAAGATAGAGATATTCTCGAAAGTATGAATTTTGAGAGAGATTGGCTTAAATCTCTTCCCGAAAGAGTTTGTCTCAAATCTGAGCAAGAGTGGAGCAGGGAGGATGAGAGAATGGTTCAATGCATCATCGGTGACATTAAAAACGTCAGAAAAAGACTATCAGTACCGAGTCTTATAAAGATGTGCGATAAAGAAATTGCGTGGCTCAAATCCCTCCGTCCCCAGCCCCATTGGAAGCCCAGCGAGGAACAGATGGAAGCGTTATGTTATGTCAAGCAATTTGATTATGGTGGGCATAAAGTAGCACTTGAATCGCTTTACAATGACCTCAAAAAATTAATGTAATATGAAGTACGTATTAATTGCCCTTTTTGGTTTTGTCTATTTAATAGGCATCTTTACCGTAAAAGTCCTAGACAAAGTTCTCCCAGAAAATTTACGTCAGTCGAGATCTCATTATCCTGTTTTGATACTGATGTGGATCTTCACGCCAATTCTCCTAGTAATGTTTATTGGATATAAACTAAGAAGTACTATTAATAATTGAAACCGGATATTGGGGTTCCATCACCCCCCCGGTGGCATCCAGGAGGGGGTCTTTTCCAATCTTTCGAGAAAGGGAGGGCCCCCTCCTTTATTGTGTATAGGTACTATACCCTTATGTATATACATTTTAATCTCTAACGTTATGAGACCTTTTATCTTTCAAAACCACTCAACCAGGAAACCTCCGGGAACTGTGGTAATTGATTTCTTAAGTATTAATGGAACTTTCCAATTGGTCTACAAGAAAGGTAATCTCTATGTACCCATCGAAAAGGTCCAAGATTTTACCCGTGCTAGTGTCCTTAAGATTAATTATGGATATTTGGGAGGGGAACACTTCTGTAATTACACTATGACTAAAGAGGGCGACCGTTACAAGTTCGTTTTGAATAAAGCAATGCTTGAATCTGGCGACTTTGTATGGGATATTAATAATGCTGCCTTCTATGTAAGCCAGATTGGAGATTCACAGACCCGAGGCCTTTCTCCCATCCATGATATGTCTTTCGAAATAATAGGAGGAGTAGTTCAGATGGTGGAGGTGAATACCTTCAGGGGATTAGCCCTTAGTGTAGGCCTCGACTACGTAGTTACCTGGGATACTCACGCCGATGTATTCCCTGATCCTCTTCAGGATAATCAGTGCCTATATTATTATAATAATGGTAATGTAGATGTAACCTTCCAAGTCTTCAAGAATTGGGGATTGGGATTAACTACTGAGAACCCAGTCTTATTGAATTGGAGGTGGAAATATAATGATAACGATATTGCTTATCCTTTAGCATTTACTTATTGTGCTCCTTCCTCTGGCAATCAGGAAATCCAAATGATATGTAGGTATACTAATTCTTTCAATATTAATAACCCTACTCCTACTGGGACTTCATCTAAGGGAGTATGTACGATGGATAATACGGGAAGGAAGACGGGACCTGCTAATCAAAATGCTACTTATAAGCATTTTATTAATTATTAATTTGGGCATACCCATTGGCATTCTCTAGAGCAGTTATACTATAATTAAGAGAGTTTACTAAGGGGAATAAGTTAATCTTTCTCTAGTAAACTCTCTTATTCGTATTACTACCGTAATACTCTTAAATGCCACAAACAAAGTGTGGCATTTTTTTGTGTGTCTATATGATAAGGTGGTATGGTTGTTGGGTATTAGTTGGGCCCATTACATATGCGCATAGGAGGTAGTACTCGTAATAGGCTGTTATTTAGTTTGTGGCTTTTGGTACCTTTAGTCGAGTTTCGTCAATTAGCGGGAATTTTCCGACTATTCCTGTTAATTCGTCGATTCGTCTTTCTTGTCAGTTCGTCTCAGTAGATCAGTGGGCCCATTACATATACGTGGGAGGACCAGGCAGTTGGAGGGGGGAACGGTTGTCCAAATATAAATAAAAAATTGTCCTTTTTAGGGGACAATTTTTAAAAGATTTAGTAATATAGGAAAAAATTTTTAATTTTTATTATTACTTTCATAGCACACCGCCAAAAATTTTTGTTCGTGAACATATACTATTTTTGAATTATCACTATTAAGTCCCTTTTGTTTTCTAAAATTAGAAATTGCTGAAAATATGCTTTGTATATCAGAATATCGTTCAAGTAAAAAATATTTATAAGTATTATATTTAGAACTCATAAGGTTTTAATTGTGGGGGGATTTCTCCCCCCTTTTGATTACTTGTTAAATTCTTTGCTTACAGTAATAAATTCGTTGAAAAAATCCTTACTTAATTCGCTTGCATTTCCACTGAAAAATTTGTTGGTATCTTTATAGATAACCTTTGCAAATTCAATCCACTCATTCCAACGGGATTGTTTTTCTTCTTTGGTTTTTGCTTCCATAAAAGCGGAAATAAAACCATCTCGACGAGAGCGAATTTTTTGGCGATTCTTTTTTTGTTCGTCTTTGGTTTTTCCCAAAGAAACTTTGTAAATGTTGTCGGTTGTTCCCTTTTGTCCTTTGGGTTTGTTTTCATTCAAAAAATTGGACAAATTGAACTCACTTTTAATAGTAGTGTTACCCATAATTTTTGGCTTTTGTTTTTACTTTGTTATTATTAAATTCTTTGGTTTTAAAATTGATACCGAAAAACAAAAGTACTTGGAAAAGCATATCAAGTATTAAAACCTGTTGCAAAGGTAGTTATTATTTTTTAATCTGCAAATTTTTTTTAGAAAAAATCTTTTTCTTTTATTGATTTTCTTTTTGTATATATAATTATATATAAATATATGATTTTCAAGATTTTGGGGATATTGGTAATTTGGAGAAATTCTAATTTAGTGGATTTCTCAAAATTTGGGGAGGGCCTGTTAAAGTTTGGGCCCCCGTGGCCGTCCGCTATTGAGTATGTCATGTTCGTTATATTGGTGCCACTAAGGTTGAAAAGTTTGGTTTGTAGGTTAGTAGTAACGTTATGTATTATACGCATTGTCGCGGGGTTGGTATATTAGCATGTCATTGAATATAGTATAATGGTGAGTGAGGTATGATACCATAGGATTTAACTTTTGGGCCTCTGCTAGCGAAATAAAATGGCCCTATCCTAGCGCCTAAGGCTAGCCAAATATCCTAGCGAATTGGGTAGGCCTTTGCTGTAATACTAGCCCCACTCACCAAGCTTTTAATCCTATACTCTAGGGCCATATGAGGTAGGTGAGTGGAGTGAGTGCTGATAGCGATACTGAAAGGCCTGAAAGTTTAGTCCCAGGCCTAGTGATATAGGATATTAGAGCTTGATAGGTTCTATGTCAGCTGAATAGTAGAGATCGCATAGTAGTATGAATGTTAAGAGTTAAATGTCGAGAATTACGATAATTGTATGGATAGCCCCCTGATCGGGATCGAATACCCGGAACCATTGGTGAATAAGATCCTGGTCATCGATAGTGTCTATGACCTTTTGTGCAAGTTCGCTTTCGGTTAAATCGAGTTCTGGATCGATATCGAGCCATTCGTAAAGAGTATCGGTTTCTACGAGAGTAAGATACCTGTCATCGTTGTAGTAAAATACGTGGAGTAGTTTACCTGAGAACCAGAGAAGATCGAAGTCCTTTCGGAGAACTGATAGAGTTTGTTGTCCGTTTTCCTGATAATCCGGATGGCCTTCAAGGAGAAGTCCGGTATTAAAGGGGAGATGGTGATGGCAGATTGAGAGGGCTTTGTAAAATGCCATGTTAGAATAGATAGCGGTTTGCATAGTGATATGGATTAGAGGGTTAAATATCGAGGCAGCAAATAATGAGGTGGCCTTCGTAGAAGAAGTATTTGAAGAAGTTTGCGTTTTCCGGTTTATTGATGTTATCGAGAAAGTATGCAATGAGTTCGTTTTCGGATTTGTCCCAGTGATCTTGTTCGAGTTCGGTAAGATATTCGATCAGAGCAGTACGGGAGTCCTGTTCGAGTTGGAAGATCTGTTCGTCCCGTTGGCAGTAGAAGCAGTGTACCTTGTGTTGTTCCCAGTCTTGATCAAAAGAGTTAACGGTTTGTTGGAAAGGTACCCAGCCCCGATCGGGTTGACCGTTAATGAGTAATTCGGGGGTGATGCAATTGTTTGCAGTGGCAATACCGAGTGCAAGGTAAAGTGCGGGGTTTGCATAATTGAGATTGTGTTGCATAGGGTTTGTTGGTTAAATGGGTTAATATTAATATGCAAAATTTGCATATGCAAATATATAAATAATATTGCAATATATAATAGGGCCCCAAAGGCAGCCTCTCCTAGAGCTTTTGCATTTAACGGGGGATGGTTTATATATAGCAATAACTTGGAAGGCTCTAGGAAAATGGTATGGCCCCATTCTTTTATGGCAATCTTTTGAGGATTATATTATAGCCATTTCTCTTGGCTACATCTAAATGGTGAGTAGAGAGAGAATTGTGCATTTAAGTTGGTGAGTGAAGTTTGAAATTGTGATCGAACTGTACGCCTTAGTCGTGGTAGGTATATATTATATAATATAAGGCCCCATACCTTGTTGGCATATAGGTACCTAGAACCTTTGAGGTACCATATATTCTGGTGTACCCTACTATGTATTAATGCACCTAGATGGTGAGTAAAGTGAGCTAAGTTGACAGTTTATCAAAAAGGCCCTCTCGTAGAAGTACTGTTTAGATATACTTCGTGAGAGTTTATAAAAAGTCTAAACGTGTTCCTGATAGCGAATTACTATCGGAAATGGGTAAAGTTGAACTTTTGAGCCTTTTTAAGATAGTATATATTATATATAATAGATAGCTAAAAGGGCTCGTTTTGAGAGTTTCCCATAATCCGATAGAGATTTAGCTCATATTTGAGTTTTTGTGATTTTTAAAAGCTCACGAAGTGTTCTATTTTCCTGATTTCTGGCTAGTCTCTAATTTATAATTATTATAATTTAGGAAAAATAGCCTTTCTCGTAAAGTCTATCGGAAGATGGTCTAAGAGAGGGGTTGTTACAGACCTGCAGTACCCCCACTAGGTTGCGGATTTTTCCCACTCTATGCGTTCGTGCATAGTTTTGATACTGTTTGAGAATAGAAGTCAAAAAATAAGGAAGGCCCAAATAAATAAAGGTCTTCCCTATTGATTATTGATATATGTTATTAGTATATGTATATACGTATGATGTTATATTAGATGTATATGTATATAGGCTATAAGATGTTATTCAGTATGATTGATAGTATACCTTTGTAGATTATATATTAGGTTGTTAGTATTGTATATATTGTCAGTATGATTTTATTTGAATAAATATTTTCTTGTTTGGGGGGGTTTAGTGGAATATAGTTATGATTCCTCCATAGAGGGAGATATCTTGGCCCTCTTGGGTTCTGATTTGGATTGAGTTAGATCCTTGTACTATTTTTACGTTCTGGTATACCTTTAGTGTGTCTCCTTGGTAGTCTTGGAGGACTACGGTGTTAGATCTAAGTTTCTTCATTGTTTCTTCTGGGTCGGTCATTCGCTTTATGTCCTGAATGACGAATATACATAGACCTATTGTTATTATAGCGAATATGATTAGGATGATGTGTTCTTTTTTCATGGTTTTAGATGTAGTAGTTTGGAGATAGTAATATTATTGAGATGTATTCTAAGATCTCTGGGTTCGAGTTGTGGTCAAATTCTCCCGTATCATCAGCATACCAGTCATTTTCAGTCTGGTCTAGTATTTTTTCTGGAGAATTGATACCCAGATCTTGTATGGCTTTTGCTAGAGAGGTGGTTAGTTCTTCTAGATATGTCTGTTTAGGCATATTCTCGTACTTGCCAGAGTTAGATTCTGGATCATACTCATCGAAGAAGCAGTTTTCTTTAGCAGCACCTACTATGGCCTTAGCCAGTTTTCTTGATACATCCGGTTCCATGGCTATTTCTTACGTTTGGGGTTGATGATATCGGATATGGGTCTGGTGATTGTTGGGGTCTTGTAGATTACCTTTACCTTGGTTTTCTTTTCCCTGTATTCATTATAGGCATCATCTATATGTTTTTGGCGATGTTCTAGAGCTTCTTGGACTTCCATTTCATTGAAGTATTGTCCGTTATCCCTCTGTTCTACGTAGCCACCTACAATTGAGGATATGTAGATATGTTTATTAGACGTAATGTGGAATTCTATGATTCCTGGGTAGTCTTTATCTCTGAATTTCATAGGGATTGATTTTTAAGTTCTTCTATGATATCTTGTAGGAGAATTTGATTATCCAATAGGATGAATATGATGATAATCAATAGGATAGCTATGATAGTTAATATAAGAATCATTATTATAAGGTATTTAGTTTTACATCTATGGTGTTTGGTACAATAGCCAGGAGTTCGCAGTATTTATCCCGAGCCTTATTATAGTCCCTGTAGTAGAATCTGTCAAGTACATACTGAGTTCTTGAGATTATCTTTAGGACCTCA